GTTCTTGTCTTAATACTCTTTCTTCTGGATCAAGTTTACCAATCATAAATCTCCTTGTTTACGGTTTTCGGAATAGTGTACATCAAATTCTCCACCTGGATATCTACTCTTCAACTTCTCTACATTCATTTCAATTATTTCTTCTGGGGATACATCTAGTGCTATACATGCTTGTATAAAATACCACATAATATCACCTAGTTCACGTTTCATATGAAATAGATTTTCTTGGTTAACTGGTTTACCTTGGAAAACTATCTTCTTTACTATTTCTGTGAACTCACCTGACTCAGCAGATAGTCCTAATGCAGCAGTTAGTGCTCTGTGTGTAGGAAAGTCTTTAGAGTTTAAATCTCTTAGACGATCTTGAAAATGTCCGCCATACTTACTTTCTTCTGACGTCACAGCATTAACAAACTGTGTATATTTTAGAAAATCAATCATACTTGAGTTCTTGGAAATTTTTCTTAGCAGTAAACTTTGCTGCAATATCTAGTTCGACTTGCCCAGAGTCAACAATATCTGTTTGTGCAGACTCTTCAACATCATACAATCTCATCTTTGCTCTGTCAATACCGACACAAAATCTTTTGTTAGATGTAGGGTCGTTGTATCTATTCTTGAGTTGTTTAACCATGATCTGATTCATCTCCTCAAGTTCCTCCGTACTAATGAGAGCGAACATAAGATCAGCAGTGGCAGGGAGACCAAAGGATTCTGACGTATCAGTAAGGTCAACGTCACTACTACCAAAACCAGAACGAGTCGTCTGAGTGGCGGAGACGATAGGTACATTAGCCTCAACTGCAAGACCACGGAGCTCTTCAGCAATCGCCTTAATATAGGAATACGAGTTGACATTGTTATTTGTTCGATAACGTGACGATGCACATATATTTAAGTAATCAATGAATATTATATCAGGTACAAATGATTTCTTCAATGCAAGTTCATTAAGTAATGATTTAAAATGACCTGAATGTGCAGATGCAGTAGGATACTCTTTAATTATAAGAGTTCCCTGCGTTTTCTTTGCAATACTATTTAACCTCTTGTCAAACATTGGTTTAGGTAAATCAGTGATATCTTGTATTGCAACATTTAATAAGTTTGCGTCAATTCTCTCTGCAATTTTTTCTTCTGCCATCTCAAGAGTGATGTACAGAACATTCTTTCCTTCTAAAAGAACAGAACTAGCATGATGACACATAAAGAGAGATTTACCCACACCAGTACCCGCAAGTGCGATATTGAGTGTTTTATTTGGGAGACCTCCTTTTGTAATCTTATTAAAGTATTCAAGGTCGAATTGAATTCGACTTTCTTTCCTGTTGTAAAGTTCGTATCTTTCTTCATAGTCCTCTAAGTAATCGTGGCCTACATTGCGATTAAAGGAAACAGATAATGCATCTGATAGTATTGTTGGTATTGCATCTCGATTCTTTTTATCATCTTGTCCATCTGCTATTTTGATTGACTCCATCAATGCGAGATAGATAGCACGGTCTCGACACCATTTCTCTGTTGTGTCACTTAACCATTCAAAGTCACATTCAATATCTTCCAGTTCATTTATCGTTCCGTATATATTTTTGACTTCATCTTGTGTGATATCACGCCTGTCTTCAATCTCAATCTGGAGTACTTCTTTTGTTATCAAACTATTGTACTCTGAAGCATATTTAGTAATATGCTCAAATACAACTCTTTCATTACGATCATTAAAGTAATCAGGTTCAATAAATGGTAGAACTTTTCTTAGATATTCTTCGTTATAAACTAGGTTTCTTAGAATGACTTTCTCAATACGATCCATCATTCACCATAACTAAACTCTTCGTTTGCAGCCTCCTCAAGGCCTTGCATTATTTCTTCCGTGAAATACTTATCAGGATCGGCCAGAATAGAAGAAGGATAAACGGAAGATTCACCAACAACAATTCGATTCCCCTTACGTTTGAAGACTCCATGCTTCTCACCCAGTTCCAATAACCCATAATATCTATCGAGTCCACGCTCGTCGTAATAAAGTCTAATCTCAACTTCTTTGTTCTCCTTACTTAAACGTGATTTATGAGTCTTTGCTTTGATAACATTTCCAATGACATCCTTTCCGTCCTTCTCCTTTTTCTTAGAGAGATAGATGATTGTAGATGCTGCATACTTGAGACCGCTGCCTCCACCCATTTCTTTTGTAGGGAAGTAAGAACCGATGACATCATAAGTGTGATTTGTAACTATTAATGGAATGTTTGCTTGACCAAGTTTAAGTGTGAGCATACGGAATGCACCTTTAACAAGTTGTGATTTGGTCATGTCACGAACTTGTTTATCATCGAGTGCATCTTTAATCTCTTTCTCTGTGGAAAGCATACCTAAAGAATCTAATACAAACATACAAGGTTTGCGATTCTCTTCATCTGTCTTTAAGTATATATCTACTGCCTTCAATGCCTTACCACGAAACTCTTCAATTGTAACAACATTTACAACAACTGTTCTTGTTAAGTCAACCCCACGAGACTCAAGTAGTCCTTTGTTGACAGCAGCCTCGGTGTCAAAATAAAGGCAGTAACCATCAGGATTAGTATCCAAAAAGTTTTTGACAACAGCCAAGGAAAAATAAGTCTTTCCAGTACTGCTTTCACCAGCGATGGCAGTGATCTTATTACTAGAAACACCACCATAAATGGAACCACTAACAAGCGAATTAAAGATATGACTTCCTGTATCAATGAATCTTTCTGTTTCATCTATATCTTGTGCTACCTTGGTAAAATCATCACCAATCTCTTTTACTATTTCTTTCAAGAAATCCATTCTTTACCCTCTTTACGATGATGTACTTCGACGTATGCTTGACACTTTGGACAGGAAAGATTAGTTACAAAGTCATATGCATGGTCTTCACCATAGAACTCTTCTTCTAAATCGTGGTCTCCACCCCAGATGAGTTCAGTGCCACAGTGCCAACAATCCATTTTATTTTTATTATACTATCCTTTTAATAAAAAGTCAAGGTTACATGGGTATTCCTTTTTCTTCACGCAATATTTTTTTGTAAGGTCCATTAGGATTATTATCTCTAACTTCTTTTACTTGTTTCAATATATGATACAACCTTGCATCTCCTCCAAGTGAAAGAGCGTTTACGATTGTCTCTAGGTCTTTATCGTTAATAGGTAATTCCATTAGGAAAAAAATAGTTCTAAGTTTACAGTTTTTTCAACGTTCCACCCAATTGCATCTAAGATTGTTTTGAGTGGTTCAACAAAACTCTTGTCAAATTGTAAATCATAATCAATATACTTGTCAAGTCCAAGTTCTCTAGGAAAATCTTGAATGAATGATATTACATTCTCTTGAATAACATTTGGTTTTTTCAGATAGAGAAACTTTACTTTCTCTCCATTACTGATAAGTGAGTATTTATTGTCCAACTTTTTTGTTTTGATGTAGTGATTAAACAATAATGCACCCCGTATATGTATAGGAGTTCCCTTTGCATAAATGGTAGAAATCGCTTTATATTTCTGAACATTAGATGCAGTGCGAGGAAATGCTATCTCTTCTGGTGGTAGTTTTCGGAATTGTTTTCGAGACTCATCAATAAAATCTATTACATCTTCTTCTGTTCCATTCATCATCAACTTAAGTGCATTTTTAATTAAAGTGCGACAAGGTGCAGGAGTTGATGATTTCACTGCTTCAATACCCATCATCTTAAGTTTAGGTTCTTCATATCTTACACCTTCACTGTCCCATACATTTAAAATATATCTTTTTTTTGCTGTCCAGATGCCACGTTCTGCGATGTTTTCTCTCTTCATAAACATCTTTTGGTCATAAGCATTTACGTAGTTCGCCAACGTTTCATAAGAACTCGTAATATACTTTTCAAGTTCCATCTCACAGATCTTATTAAGGAACGACACAATGCTTTCATTAGTCGTCTTTCTCCCCTTGTATACAGTTTCAACCAAAGGACCCAGATTGAGGTAGATACTATCAGTATCACTAGCAATGACATAATCTTCATTCTCCGTTTTTAAAATTTTGTTTAGATACTTATTCATACGGTTTTCTATCCAACGAATAGAAACCTGACCAGATAGTGTAATAGCTTCTGCGTTGGCAAGTTTATAATAGCGAAAATATTGATTACCGATAGCACCATAAGCAGAATTAAGGGAAATCTTTTTTGCCATCTGAATATTATTACATCTTGCGATTTCCTTTTCAAGGTCTTTTGTTGGAGTCTTTTCATACTTCTTCTTTGCAGTAATCATTCTCTTCTTAAATATAACTCTTTCGTTATAAATCTTTTCCATCAGTTCTGGTAGAAAACCACGAACATCTTTTCGATACATCGCACCATTTGCACAAACAGCACTATCTTTATACATTTCAAATGTTAAATCTTGATCAAGAATTTTATCAACTGTAACAGATGGATGCCTTGCATCTAGTAAAGTCTCAGGAGAAATATTATATTGCATAATAAGATGAGGGTATAGACTGTTAAGGTCAAAACTAACCACCCAATCATACTTTCCGGGAATCGGTTCTTTAACATATGCACCTGCATACTTTGCATCTTTTTGAGATCTATTTTTTGGAGGAATAACAATATTCTTTTTCTTTAGATAGTTGTAGATAATAGTATCCCACATACGAACCTGTGAAAATACATCAACATAGTTTGCTTTCGCATCATATGCCATTGTAATTGCAAGTTCAATCAACTTCATCTTGTCCTCAAGACGGTCAACGAGTTCAACGTCAATGATGTTGTATTCGACAAACTTCTGCCAACCTTTTGTATAAAAGTCTTTGAATGTATCAAACTCTGAGTGGTCAAGTTTCTTTTGTCCAAGTTCAACACTTGCAATATAATCCAAACGATATGATTCTTGTGCTTTGTAAGTAAACTTCTTATACAGATTAAGATAATCAAGTTGAGTTACACCACCAATATCATATGCAATATTTTTACGACCTGCAATATAAATCTCATCTTCAGTCACAAGACCCCAAGGTGAAAGTCTTTTCATTAACTTCTCACCAAGAACTCTATCAAGTCTTCTGGATAGATATGGAATATCATATAGTTCAATATTCCAACCAGTAATAACTTCTGGTGTATTATCTTCGATCATCCACCAGTTGATAAAAGCATTTAGAAGTTCATACTCTGAATCATATCCTTTGTAGATAACATTATCTTGTTTGTTATTAAATGGGCCTTGACCCCATGTGCGAATCTGTTTTGTTGTGTAATCTTGTATTGATATGAGTAATATCTCTTCCGCACAAGATTCTACATCAGGGAATCCATTCTCCGATTTAACCTCTATATCAAGAGTAGTTAATTTAATTTTGTTTATATCAAACTTAATTTCCTGTTCGGGATACATCTCTGAGATGTATTGGTAGATATATCTGTCATTACCATAAACATCAAAATTCTGTACACCATCATACTTCTTTATAAATTCACGACAGTCACGAACTGTTCCGGGTCTGATGGGTTCAACTGGTTCTCCGGTAAGAGTTTTATACTTTGTATTTCTTTTTGAAGGAACGAAAAGTGTTGGTGAAAAAGATTCTCGTGTCATGAAATGTTTTCCATTCTCATAACCACGAACTAAAAAATTGTTTCCAACTAACTGAACATTAGTATAAAATCTCATTAGGCAATCAAATCAACATACTCAGATAGTATAGCAGCAGTTGGAGTAACTATAGTAAGAATACTATCAGAATGTATCATCATTTCATTTTGTGAAGTAAAGTCTAACCATGTTTCTAACTTATATTCATCAGAGGATACAACCATCTTAAATGGTTTGATTAACTTACAATCAGGCCCACCAAGTTCCGTATCAACTTCCATAATCTGTGATATTATGATATCACCATTCTTAAGTAATAGACATTTAATAATCTGATCCATTTACCTTCTCCTCATACATTTTCTTCACAGTTTCAATTGGTTCGACTAAAGCAACCACCTGAGAAGTAGATACAGGTACATCGTCTTCGCTACTCACTAAAATCCATTTTGATAATGATATCTCAACCGATGTTTGAGGATCTTCTTTTTCCTCAGTGAGATAAACGGGTGAGTTAATTACCAATTTATGTGGTTGTTTAAACAAGTATGCAATTGGTCTATCTTTGGATACAATCTCTTTCATTTCTGCAATGATTTGCTCACCAGATTGAAGAACAGCAACTTTAATCGACATAATAAATTATCTCCTCACCTTATTATAACATAAACAAATGAATAGTCAAGCAAAAATATATGAACTAATTGATGGGGTGCAAACTAGATAGATTCCAATGATTGCAAGAAAGGCAGCGTGATTCATATTACTAAGTATATTTACTTATTATATATAAAAAAAAGGGATCCGTCAAGATCCCTAAGTTCCATCTCGAACTCAATATATTTAGAGATAGTTTTTACGAGCATGATGTTCTGGAACTACTTTACCCAACTTAACGGTAAGAAGTCCATCTTTGAATTGAACCTCTCTGACTTCAACATCGTCTGATAAAGTCCAGGCTCTCTGGAAAGATCTTTGAGCCAATCCCTGATGGACATACTCGGATCCTGTCTCTTTAGTTTCTTTGGATCCTTCGACAATAAGTTTTCCATATTCAGTGTAAACCTTTAATTCTTTTTTACTGAATCCTGCTAGAGCAATCTCAAGCACCGACTCAACATTATTTACATGAATAAGATTATATGGTGGATAGTTTGTTGTGGTTTCATAAGAATTGAAAAAATTATCTAGGTATGAGTCCATACCAATTCCATTCTTAGAAATTATCTTCATTAATTCTGGAAGATTAGCAGTGTGATACTTTTGTAAGTAAGTCATAGTTCTCCTTTAATAAGCGAGTGTAAATTGTGTACCCGAAGCGTACACTATTAATTATACCACAAATTTTTTAAGTTGAGTTCGGGTATCCTCCCAATTTTTTACAGTGTGTGGATAACCACCCCATTCCTGTACTGCTTTTGCTAAAGGATAATCATTCTGTCCTTCTTCCATCATATCACCAAAGAAATGTATTTCATCAAAAGGACTAAAAAATTTTATAATTTGACTTTTATCATCATTTGATATATCTAATCCAGTTTGTCCACCTACCAGAACGTTAAGGTCAGGAAATTGATTTTTTATTCTATCTGCAATATCAATTCTTTCATCGTGTATCTCATCCCATTCTTGATAAATTTCTCTTTCTTCAAATAATGCGTTTCTACCTAAGATGCTAAAGTTTACACCACCTGCTCTCTCTTCAATATGATTTCCTGTTTTTAAAGGAAATTGACTATAATCCAACTCGTCTTGTAAAAATCTTTTTACCTCATCAGGTAATTTCCAATCAGATTTGTAAATATTAAAATCTTTTTCATATATGTCTGCACCAGAACAATTAAAAACTCTTTTCGCACGATTATATACATCAAGTCCTACTTGCTCTACTGTTTTATCTCTATCACTTCCAGTAACTAAGTAGGTGTCAAATTTACAGCAAAAAATTATAAATTCAGACATAAAACTTATGTCCATTTGTTTTCGACTTTCTGTTAAAGTTCCGTCTACGTCAAAAATAAATTTTTTCATATAAAAAAGGAGGGAGGTTGGATTCCTGTATACCAACAAATAACGGGCATTACTACAGTAAGTAAATACGTCATTGCCTGAGACCCGATTGGTTGATCGGTTCTACCCTTGCGAGCAGCAGCACCACCTGTGTCTCATCACCTTAACCAGCGGTTGCCAGTAAGTTTATT